GATCAGGCTGACAAGTTTGGTCACTTAGCTGTGTCGTGTATTGAGGCGGCAGGTTTGCATTTCAATCTTAGATGCCCACTAACGGGAGATTATTATGTTGGCAGCAACTGGTCGCAAACTCACTAAGGACGAAATGTCTACTAACCGTAAAGGAGACTTTGCGGAAATGTACGCAGTAACCTGGTTATGGGATCAAGGGTATGAAGCATTTAGGAATTACGGTAGTGATGGCCCTGTGGACATTATTGTCTGGGATAAAAAAACAGGGGAGTTTATATTGGTGGACGTTAAAACAGGAGGACCACAACTTAAATACAAACCAATAAGCGGTAAGGAAGGAAATTATACTGACCTTACTAGAAGAAGAACTGAAGAACAAAAACAATTAGGGGTTCAACTGTTAGGTTTTAATCCAGTAACTAGAAAATGCTGGTGGGTGGAGCATAGAGAATGAAAACCATACATACGTTAGTTCAGGACATCTACAAACTTATGATGTCCAAACGTGTACCGCAGGATGTGGACGCTGAACAAGCTATAGAGGAGTTCGGTGAAAACATAAAAAAACTCATGCGTAAGGAGTTTGTTAATCGGGAGTACGGTAAAGCAGGACTCAGATTATCCTCCAGTGGTAAGGGTTTACGGTATTTATGGAACACAATGCACAGAACACCTAAAGAGCGTATTATGCCTCATACGTTAATAAAATTCATGTATGGGCATTTGATTGAAGAGTTGTTACTTTGTCTTACTAAGCTGGCTGGACACACAGTCGAGGACGAACAAAAAGTATGCACTGTAGCAGGGGTTAAAGGCCACATGGATTGCCGTATTGACGGAACAATGGTTGACGTTAAGTCTACGAGCACTTATGGCTTTAGGAAATTCAGGGACGGTTCACTAGCTATGGATGATCCATTCGGATATGTAGCGCAGCTTAAGGCATACGCACATTCAGAGGGTGACACCAAGATAGCTTGGTTGGCCATGGACAAACAGAATGGGCACTTAGAGGTTCTTCAGTACGACCTAGAGGACACTCAAGCTCCGGTTCATAAACACATTAATTATGATATAGAGGAGAGAATAGAAGAAATAAAAAAAGTTTGTGGGCAGGACGAGGCTCCTTCACATTGTCACAAGTTGGTCCCAGATGGCGCATCAGGCAATATGAAATTAAGTATGGGGTGTTCGTACTGCCAGTTCAAGCAATCATGTTGGCCTGGTCTAAGGGTCTTCAAATATTCAACAGGTCCAAGATTTTTAGCGGTGGTGGAAAATGAACCAAAGGTCCAGGAAATCAAAGTACAGGAAGTCGCGTAGCATGTATAGATCCGGCTTGGAAAAAACATTTGCAACAGTGGTTCCCAAAGGAGCATTTAAATATGAACCTTTTGATGTACCCTACGTTGTTTATCGTAAGTACAAGCCTGATTTTGTACACACCAGCGGCATAATGATTGAGTGTAAAGGATATTTTAGAGCAGGGGATACACTTAAGTACAAATCCATCAGGGACACAGTTGAAGCTGAACTGATATTTGTACTGAGTGATCCCAATAAAAAAGTAAGAAAAGGATCTAAAATGACTATGGCTCAGTGGTGTGATAAGGAGAAGTTCAAATATTTCTCCGTTAGTGAGGTGGAGGAATTAATGAAATATGTACACTCTAGATGAATTGCGCGAAAAAGTTTTACAACGATTTGAAGTTGATGATATACTAATGTTACTGGATATAAATGCAGAAGAGTTAGTGGATCGCTTTGAAGATAAATTTATTGACCGTATGGATGACATACAAAAAGAAATGGAGGATTTAGAGTCATGAATGATGAAGATGATATTGATGTTTGTATCGAGGATTTTGATGAGTTAGTGGACAGAGATACATTACCCGACAAATACCAAAACGGTTATTGGGAGTAAATTATGGTCAATAACAGATTAGAAGAAGTTCGTCAGCAAGTAAAAACTTATCACAAACAATATCCCGAAGTATGGGAGCTTTTTGTACAGTTTACTTTTGACATGATTGACAAAGGCTTTAAAAATTACGCTGTAAGCGGCATATTTGAGAGAATAAGGTGGGAAAAGGACATGGGTGGAGATGGATTGACCATGTTTAAAATTAATAATAATTACAAACCTTTTTATGCTAGAGATTTTATGAAGATGTATCCTGAACATGACGGTTTTTTTCGCACAAGAAAACAAACATCAGAAGATAAAGAGCCAACAAACAAACCTGAAATTAGACCTATGGATATAGGAGTAAATTATGCAATTTCATAATAAAATAGCATTAGGTGTCGTAGCGGTTCTATTATGTTTATGGTATGTATCATTAATGGATTACAGCAGTAAAGTCTTATGAGTATAGACAATGCTACACCTCAAGAGTGGGACAAAGCATTTCGAGGACCGGATAAAAAAGAGGATTGTTTAATGTCTGCACAGAAATCTAAAACTATTACTGGATCTTTGTATCATCCGTCCGACAGTGCGTTGGACAACACTATGTTTCCAAAGGAAAACCAGGAAGACAATGTAAATCATCCACCACATTACAATAAAGGTGGACTTGAAGCTATTGAGTACATAAAACAACAACTAGGTGACGGGTTTTCAGATTACCTTGAGGGCAATGTAACTAAGTACCTCCATAGGTATAAATATAAAAATGGTATTGAGGATCTTAAGAAGGCCGAATGGTACTTAAAAAAACTAATTGAGGAGAATACATTTAACTATGGATAGCTATCAACAGTACATTCACAAGAGCCGTTACGCCCGTTATATACCTACTGAAACCCGTAGGGAAACATGGGACGAAACGATAGACAGGTACATGGGTTTCTGGAAAAAAAGAGGAGTTAAATTTAAAACAGGGGAAGCGGAAGAGTTAAGAAAAGCTATTTATGATATGGACGTAATGCCTTCCATGAGGGCTTTAATGACCGCTGGTGATGCGTTGGACAGAGACAATGTAGCAGGGTTTAATTGTTCATACATTACCATAGATAGCCCTAGAGCCTTCGACGAGATGATGTACATACTTATGTGTGGCACAGGAGTAGGGTTTAGTGTGGAACGTCAGTACATTAATAAACTGCCTGAAGTAGCGGAGGATTTCCATGACACCGACACTATCATACACGTTGCAGACTCAAAAATTGGATGGGCGAAATCGTACAGAGAACTGGTGTCGTTGTTGTATTCAGGTCAATTACCCAAATGGGACATCAGTGGAATTAGACCTTCGGGTTCCCCGCTCAAAACATTTGGAGGCAGAGCGTCTGGTCCTGAGCCGCTTGTTGACTTGTTCAACTTTACCGTGGCAGTATTTAAAGGATCGTCTGGAAGAAAACTTACGTCCCTTGAATGCCACGATCTTTGCTGTAAAATTGCACAAGTTGTCGTTGTCGGAGGAGTCAGGAGATCAGCCCTTATCAGTTTAAGTAATTTAACTGACGATAGAATCCGTAGAGCTAAACATGGACAGTGGTGGGTCGATGAACCACAAAGAGGTTTATCTAATAACTCAGCCTGTTATACTGAAAAGCCCGATTTTGGTGCATTTTTAAATGAATGGGGGAGTTTGTATGAATCAAGAGCAGGAGAGCGTGGAATCTTTAGCCGTGTGGCAAGCCAGAAGCAAGCTGCAAGAAATGGTAGAAGAGATGCTGAATGGGATTTCGGGACTAATCCCTGTTCGGAAATCATCCTCAGACCCAATCAGTTTTGTAACTTATCCGAAGTCGTTGTTAGGGAAGGAGATACATTTCAAAGTCTCAAACAAAAAGTACGTTATGCAACTATCCTTGGAACTCTCCAAGCAACCCTTACAGACTTTAGATACTTAAGAAAAGTCTGGCAAAACAATACTGAGGAAGAAGCGTTACTAGGGGTGTCCCTAACTGGTATTCTTGATAGCTCATTAATGAACTTAAAGAATCCAAACTTACCTACTGTGCTGCAAACACTCAGGGACGAAGCCATTAAAACTAATAAGGAATGGTCTAAACGTCTAGGTATTGCACAGTCAGCGGCTATAACCTG